AAAAAAATAAAAAAAACACTTGACAAATTGAATACAATATGTTATATTATATAAGTAATTGAGAAGTGAAACTCCCAAACATTCACACTGAGGTTACTGGCTACATCCGGTGAAAAAGCCAAACAAAAAAACTGACATTTCATAATAACTAGGAGGAAACATGTCAAATTCAAACGTAACTATCTATAACGGAACTTTCCGCAAGCTCAACGGTCAAAAGCGCACTATGTCGTTTATCCGCCGTGCAGATCTGCCGAGTTCAATGGTTAACGAATCAACGATCTCTACTCTAGAGGCAAAGACACACAATGAAGTTGTGTACGATACTGAAAAGCGAGCTTTCCGTCAATTCAACTGGAAAACAGTTGAAGGCGAAGTCACTGAGACTAGCTCCACTTTCGACTTCTAAAGTCGGTCCGGTTTTTCCGTGTAGGTTTTCCGGCTTCATAAAAAAACCTACATTTTTTTTGACACCACGTCGAGAATACGTTATATTATAAATGGGAGTACGATTAAGACTCTGCTCACCTTAGTCTGAGAAGACAGAAAACATCGCCAATCAAACTAGGAGATAACATGGCACTTAATATAGATCTAATGAAGCAAAAACTTGCTCAATCACAAAACAAAAATGCTGGTAAAAACAGCGGGACCAAGTGGCGTCCATCTGAAGGAGATCAAACTATCCGAATCCTTCCCACCAAAGATGGCGACCCGTTCAAGGAGTTTCACTTTCACTACAATGTAGGTAAAAATCCTGGAATTATGTGTCCAAAGAAAAATTATGGCGAGCATTGCCCAATTTGCGACTTTGCGTCAAAACTCTGGAGAGACGGAGTTGATAATAATGACGACCAAACTAAAAATGCTGCAAAGAAACTCTTTGCTCGTAAACGTTACTATTCACCTATTCTTATCCGAGGCTCTGAGTCTGATGGAGTAAAGATTTGGGCTTATGGTAAGACTGCTTACGAAACTCTTCTCGGATACGTTCTTGATCCTGATTATGGTGACATTACTTCTTCCGAATCTGGGACTGACATTGTATTGAATTACACCATTCCCGGAACTCCTGGGTCTTTCCCAAAGACTCAACTTAAACCCCGTCGCCGTCCCTCCGTACTGTGCGACGATGCCATCGCTGACTGTGATGCTCTTTTAGATAGCGTCCCTGACATTGAAGCACAATTCAATAGACTGTCCTCAGAAGAAATACAAGCTATTTTGGATGACTATCTATCTACTGATTCCTCCTCCGAAATGTCCTCCTCAGAAACTGCTAAGTACGGCAGTACAGTAGATAAGAAATTAAATGACTTTCTAAGTTAGTGATGGATTTCGTCACGCCCCCCGCGAATTAAAATAAAGGCGGGGCACTTTTTTATTGGAGAAACCACATGACAAAACCAGGAAAAATTGACCTGAAAGCAATGCAGAAACTGGTAAATAAAAAAACCGGTTTGAACGTCGCTCACAACCTAAACGAAAACAACCCCACTATTGTAAAGCAGTGGATCCCAACAGGATCTCGTTGGCTTGACTCTATCATTTGTAGAGGAAAGTATGCCGGTATCCCTGTGGGAAAGATAACTGAGATTGCTGGATTATCCGGTGCAGGCAAGTCTTTCATGGCTGCTCAAATCGCCGGCAATGCTCAGAAGATGGGACTCTTCCCTGTCTATTTTGATGCTGAGTCTGCTATCGATCCAATGTTCTTAGAGCAAGCAGGTATTGATACAGAAAACTTGATGTATATTCAAGCAGTGTCTGTTGAGAAAGTGTTGGAAACAATTGAAACCCTTATCGATCAATATGCAGAACATCAGTTCTTGTTCATTTGGGACTCAATAGCAGCAACAAGCTCTGAGAAAGAACTTGAGTCTGACTTCAATCCTCAATCAACAATGTCCGTTAAGCCAAGAATTTTTGGCAAGGCATTTCCCAAACTAACCATTCCTTTGGCTGACGGACAACATACTTTACTTCTGATCAATCAGTTAAAAACCAACATCAATACACAGAACCCAATGGCAGCTCTTGTAGAGCCGTGGATTGCTCCCGGTGGAAAAGCTATTGAATACTTCTCTTCTTTGCGTATTTGGCTTACAAAGCGAAAATCTAAGGCATCATACGTTCAAGATGATGTTGGTCTTCGAATTGGTTCGGAAGTAAAGTGTAAGCTTCAAAAGTCTCGCTTTGGGACAGAGGGGAGAGAATGTACTTTTAAAATTCTTTGGGCTGGCGAGTCTGCCATTCAAGATGAACAATCTTGGTTGACCGCTCTTAAGGCTTCAAAGACAAAACGATTAAAACTTTCGGGAGCATGGTATTCTTTAGTTCACAAAGATGGAAAAGAAACAAAGTTTCAAGGAAAACAGTGGCTTGCAAAGCTCGGAGATCCAAAGTTCAGACAAACAGTTATGGACATTATGGACGAAGAGATTGTTAAGAAGTTTGATTCCGAAGGTAAAAATTTTGGTGTGAGTGAAGATTAATTTCTTCATGTTTTCTCCGGCGGTGGGTTGTGGTGGCCTACCGCCTTTTTTTTATCTTTTTGCTTGACAAAAGCACCAATCATGTTATATTATAAGAGACAGGGGGCAATATGAAAAATGGAAGATTATGGCTAGCCCTAGATTCGGCTTTGCGTAAACTTAAAAATGCACGATTTTGGGTAACATCAATAGATCCTTATCACGAGGATCTGACAGCAGCGATTACAAACCTAGAGGTGGTATTAAAAAAGATTGAGGAGGAGAAATGAGTGACTGTCCTTACAAAAACTTTAAAAGCAAAATCTCTAAGTTTATCGGTCTTTTGCGAGAGCCTAGAGAAGAATACGGAGGACTACCAGTTTGTCCTTTTGTCGGAGCAGAGGTCGACAAAGATAAGTTAATGATTGAAATTTTTGATCCATCGGAAAACAATATCATTGAAATGGTTGAGAAGTTTGTACAATCAAATTACGATAGTGCACTTTTTGCACAAATTACAGAAACGCAAATCTCTGGTGATGAAACTTTTGAGTATCAAAGCTTTATCAATAGAACAATGAAAAAAGCTGGATACAGCAATTTAAAGTGCATTTGCTTCAACCCAAATGATTCTGTTGAAATCGAAGGCTTCAGTATCAGGGAGAGTGCACCCTATTTTCTAATAAATATAGCAGATAAAAGTGTATTAAGCAAGGCACATAAAAAACTGTTAAACACAAAGTACTTTGATAACATGAGTAAAGAATATCTAGACTACCTGCATGTTAACGAGAAACAACTAAGGAGGAATAAATGAAAAAAGTTATGATAATTGACGGTCTCAACATGTTTTTGAGATCATACATAGTGGTGCCGTCTATGGACAAACACGGTGCACCAAACGGAGGAACCTATGGCTTCATGAAGTCTCTTCAAAAGATAAGTGGAATGTTCCAGCCAGACGAAGTCATTGTCTGTTGGGATGGAGAAGGGGGATCACAAAAGAGAAAACAAATTGATAAGAACTATAAAGCAGGTCGCAAGCCCGTTCGCTTTAACAGAAGACTTATTGACCTTTCTCCACAAGAATCTGATAAGAATAAATATAATCAACAACTGAGGCTGATGGAATATCTAAATGATCTTCCAATCATTCAGACAATGATCGATTATGTTGAAGCAGATGATGTAATAGCATACGTTGTACAACACAAAAAATACGAGGAATGGGAGAAAGTGATAGTATCCTCGGATAAAGACTTCTTTCAGTTAATTTCAGACGATTGTAAGCTTTATCGTCCAATACAGGACCAACTGGTGGATTACCCCGCCTTAGTGGAAAATTTTAAGATTCACCCTAGAAATTTTGCATTAGCAAGAAGTTTGGTTGGAGACAAGTCAGATAACCTTCCCGGAGTACCCCGAGTTGGATTGAAAACCGTAGCAAGTAAGTTCCCATTTCTCAACGAGTCGAAACAGTATGAAGTCGAAGACATAATGAGGCATTGTGAAAGCTTAGACAGAATGCTTAAGGTTCATGAGAATATCTTGGAAAATTCTGTGCTCGTTGAAAAGAATTACAAAATAATGCAACTATATAGTCCATCAATCTCTAACATGCACAAAAAGCAAATAAATTATTCTTTGCAAGAGTTTGAACCAAATCTAGAGAAGCTGGAATTAACCAAAAAGCTCCACTATGACGGCATTGTGGGGTCATCGTTCAACATTTTGATGAACATCATGAAAAAAATAACTTTACAAAAATAAAAACTTGACAGACTTTTAATAACACGTTATAATACTTATAACACGGAGAAAACATGAATAACCAAGCGGAAACGTTTCAAAGGTTCGGCAAAGCCTTTCAAGAAAAATTTTGCCATCTTATGCTATCGGACAGACCCTTCTGTGATCAAATCTCAGAGGTTTTAGATGTGGTGTTTCTGGACTATGAATACCTTCGAGTGTTTGTTAAGATTTTGCTAGATCATCGTTTGAAATATAAGGTCCACCCATCGTATGAAATTATGGAATCAAGAATTAGAACAGAATGTAACAACTACAGTAAAGCACTGAAAGAGCAGCTTTTGAGGTTTTACGTATCAGTGAAGACAACAGATAGAATTGAAAACGCTCCTTACATTAAAGATAGTTCAATTGACTTCTGCCGTAAACAAATTCTTAAAGGCGCTATGATGAAATCGGTTAAGTTAATTAAGTCTTCTTCTTTTGATGAGATTTCAAAAGTTATAGAAGAGGCTCTTAAGCTTGGCACTGACAATAACTTTGGTCATGACTTTATCAAGGACTTTGAAGAAAGATACACAATAACTGCGAGAAACCCAATCTCAACCGGTTTTGATCGAATTGATGAGATTTCCAAGGGTGGACTTGGTAAAAGCGAGCTAGGTGTTGTTATCGCTCCCACAGGAGCTGGTAAATCAATGGTCTTAGTTCACTTAGGGGCAGAGGCTTTGAAAGCCGGCAAGACCGTTGTACACTATACTATGGAGCTCCAAGACACTGTTGTTGGAAACCGTTATGATAGTTGTGTTTCGGGAGTTCCTTTGTCAGATTTATTCTTTAATAAAAATCAAGTGCTTCTTAAGATCAAAGACGTTCCCGGTCAACTAATTATTAAAGAATATCCAACGAAGTCCGCTTCTACTGAGACTATCAAGCAACACATTGAGCGTCTCAAGAAGAAAGGGATTGAACCGGATATGATCATTGTCGACTATGCAGATCTATTGAGGCCAACTCGTACCTCTGCAGAAAAGCGATTTGATCTAGAAAGCACCTATGAAGAAATGAGAGCTATTGCTCAAATTTATAAATGTCCCGTATGGACTGCTTCTCAAACAAACCGCTCCGGTTTAAACGCAGAAGTTATTACAATGGAAGCAATTTCAGAAGCATTCAATAAATGCTTTGTCGCTGATTTTATCTTTTCACTGTCTAGAACAGTTCAGGATAAGCAGGCGAATAAAGGCAGAGTGTTTATTGCAAAGAACAGAAATGGACCAGATGGACTTATATTCCCAGTCTTTGTTGATTGGTCAAATGTAAACATTAAGGTTTTAAATAGAGACAGCAACGAATCGATTGCTGACGTTATAAAAGATTCAGATACGAACACTCTCGACTTCTTGAGAGGCAAATATAAAAAACATAAATGAGGATTAAAAATGTTAAAATTAAGTGATGTAAATATAAGAAAATTCAAGCTCTCAGAGCAATTTATAAATCCCTACAAGGAAGCAAAAGTTCCTTGGGGTCCTGTTGGTTATGTAACCTTCAAAAGAACTTATGCACGAAGACTGTCAGAATTTGAAGATGGAGCTGAAGGAACAGAAGAATGGTGGCAAACTTGCCGCCGTGTTGTTGAGGGTATTTTTGATATACAAAAACGACATGCATTCATGATTGGAATTGAATGGAATGATGCTAAAGCACAAAAAACTGCTAAGGATGCATACAACCGTCTTTTCAACCTAAAATGGACTCCACCTGGGCGTGGACTGTGGATGATGGGTACAAAGTTTATCTATGAAAGAACCGGAGCTGGTTTATTTAATTGCGCATTTCGTTCAACCCGAGACATCGCTAGTAAAGGCGGATATCTCTTTGCTTGGATGATGGATGCTCTCATGGTTGGGATCGGTGTTGGCTTTGATACTCTCGGAGCTAAAACATTTAATGTAAAAGAACCACAGTGGGTAGATGACACACTAGTTATTGCGGATTCTCGCGAAGGCTGGGTAAACTCAGTTCATGTTCTATTGGATGGGTTTATTCATGGTAAGAAAGTACCAAAGTTTGATTACTCAGCCATTCGTGGTAAAGGTGAGCCAATTCGTGGCTTTGGTGGAACATCATCCGGGCCTGCTCCGCTTATTGAGCTTCATGTTAACTTAAAAGAACTATTAGAACCAAAGATAGGAGAGCAAATTGAGTCGGTTGATATTGTTGACATTGAGAACCTCATTGGTCGTTGCGTTGTTGCTGGTAATGTACGTCGCTCTGCTGCCTTGGCCATTGGCCAGTTTGATGATAAAGATTATC